ATATGTATCTCCCATTATATTTTTTATTATTTGTTTTATTTTGTAATTTTAAGATTAATTTATCGGTTTTTTTATACAAAAATTTTACCTGTTTTTTAATTTATTGTATTTTTATAGTTGCATTAAATTTATAAACAGCAGGCATATCTCCAGTAAACATAAAAAAATCTGAATTAATGTAAGCATTTCTTACCGAAAAACCTTGATTTGTTACGGCAATAAAATTACTAAATAAACATAACTTATTTTGACCATACACAGGACTTACAACACAATCTGTACTAAATGCCGAACCTTGCCTTACTATCCCCCTTCCAACTTGAGTTTGATATAATATTGAAGTATAACCATCTGTTGTAAGACTACCATTAATAGAAGCATTTCTTGTTATAATAGAAGTATCATAACTATATACTGACTCATCTATTGAATAACCGCTAGGAATAGAAAAAAGATATAACCCATAACCACTTGTGCCAATAGTATCTAATCTTAAGTTAAAATTAATAAGCATAGTTTTGCCAATAATAGTATATGAACATTTAAATTCATAATGTTCAGAACTAGGAAGTGTAGGATTAATCCATGGATTACCAGTAGGGCATGTTACTGTAGGGGTATAGTTAGTCCATACAGAACCACCAATACTATCAACATAAATTTTAGTAGCAACGTCTTGAGCTGAGATAGGGTTAGCCACATTAATTATCCTATTACTATTCATACTAAACGAGTCAGTAGGGGCAGTTAGATCATTAATTGTTCTGCTATCTAAATAAAATTTATTTACTGCATGACTAGCGAGTGTCGGCGTGGCAAGATTTGTTATATTCTGAAAATTAAAATTAACAGAAGTAATCGGAAGTGAAATTTGATCAAGTCTTTTATTTAAAGTTGTTGTTATACTAGAACCAGTGTTACCAGAACCACTAACATCACCAGTAAGAGTAACATCTGTTGGCACTCCACTAATACCAGAGCTTACAGAACTTTCAACAAAAGATTTATTAGCAGCATCCGTAGCCAAAACAGGAGTAGCTAAGTTAATGATTTTATTATTGTTTAAATTAATATTAGCTGTAGGTATTGCAAATTGATCTAATTTAAAAGTTACAACTGAACTATTGAAATCTGTAATTTGGGATATTGTCCAAGTTTTATTATCTATGTAAGATTTATTTGTGGCATGATTATTTAAAGTAGGTGTAGGTACAATAACAGGAATATTAAAAGTAAAAATGTTATTATCTATTGATAATAAATCTACTGAGTTATTATTAAAAACACTTTTTAATTTTAAAGGACCAAAATTATCAGTTATCAATGTATTGTGTTCAAAAAAATATCCATTGTTAAATACATTAAAAATTCCTATTTTTAATGTAGTGGGAACATTTGAAAGCGGGGTAAATTTATTTATAAATGAAAAATTATTTATAGGATCAGAAAAAAATATTTTCTGATTATCACCTAAAATATATAAATTAGGAGTTATTGAATTTACTACTATACTGCTTGCTGCCATACTACTACTGTTTCATCCTGTAATAAATCAAACATAAATTTATAATTAACCACATCATTTGCAGATTCAGGAGCTTTTAAATTAATTATTTTATGGTTACTAACATCAAAATCTCTGGTTACATTAAAAGTAGTTTGTGTAACTTGATTTGTAAAGCCATTTCCTATAACATCCCCAGCTAAATTTATTTCCCCAGTGTTATTACCACCAACAACTACCCAATTTACTCCATCAAAAAACTCTAAAGCTGCCATATATCCTTTATAAACTTGTATTTAATCTAAACATTCCTGCTGCTGGAGACGCTGGGCGTTGTGCAGTTGTTCCTTTAGGTATAGTGATTGAACCTGTGCCTGGAATTACTGGATCAGTCGCTATTGATATTGTCGCAACTCCACCTGACACTGTAACTACTATTTGACCAGTAGTGCCAAGTACATTGGTTAATCCACTACTAGATAATTCGGCATAAACAATTGCAGCAGAACCTATGTTAACGCTAACATTACTTGTTAACATAAAAATTTTAGGAGAGTTGACAGTCCCAGCAAATACTTCTACTGTCGAACCACGAATAAATTGAGTATAGAAATCCTGATCAGTAGCTCTCGTTAATACCCAATTTGTGCTTACTGAACCAACATTAGTTACTGTGTAAATTCCGTTTTCAGATGTAGAAGTTTGATTTTTAACTAAAACCCTGTTACCTACAGCTAGATTTAATCCATCCATAGATAAAGCTGCTTGTGATCCTGAATTAGTTAATGTCGCTCCAACCCCACTTGATCCATTAGCATAAGTAGCCGTTAAATTACTAGTTGTCGCAACATTACAAGGAGGAACATTTCCTATTGTGTTTAAAACCCAGTTTTCACTAGCTAATGAAAACCAGTTATTGCCGTCGTGAAATTCTTGTCTACCAACAGGTAAAGGTAATTGTGCCATAAATCACTCACAAAGTTATTTAAATTTCTATGTTGTATCTTAACATTCCTATTTCGGAATTGCTAGGTCTTTCTAAAGTAGTGCCTACTGGAATTTTTATTGCTCCATTACTTAATATTTTTACATTTTTATGTATATTAAATGTATTATAATCATATTCAAAAATAGTATCCTTTGTATCCCATCCCCATTTTTGCGTAAAAAATGTACTAATTGTTTTCTTCACATCATAAAGACCAAATTTTTTAGGAAATCTATAATAATCATCTCCACTATCTTCATTATGAAATTCTGGTATTTCAAATATAAATCCTTTATATACTGGAGTAGGATTAGGTATAGGTGATATATTATATTTATTCTGATATCCAAAAAGCCCTATATGAAGTGGAGCAATCTCTGCATCAAATCCAAGATGATCCCCTCCACTATCCCAAGCAAATAAACGTAATCCCGCACTTGAATTATGATTATTATCTCTTCCTTTTGAGTCAAACCATAATGTACTATAACCCCTATCATCTGAACTATATCCTGAGGGATATCTAAATTCAAAATCACCAACGGCATTATGACCCTCATCATTTAAATCAGCAGATTTATAAGTATTTTTTATGTTTAAACTTTGACCTCTAATATAATCACCATAAGCTTTACCAGAGGCGGCCAACCCCAAAAATCCTAATATTGTACCAAGAGCCGTTATAGTCTGCACTCCAGCTAAAGCTGCTATTTGAGCTTCTATCTCTACTAAAGCAGATTTATTTGTTATTAAATCAGCAGCTTCTACTGTTAATTCTGTAATTTCTGCACTTTCAGCTAAACCCACCGCGTTTTTTACTGCTGTTGTTAGAGCTGTAGCTTGCGTGCCAGTGACATCTTTAATATTAACGGCACTTTGTACACCTATAATATTTTTAACAACTGAAGCAGTAGCATTAAGGGTTTCTAGAATATCAGTAATTACTGATGGAATAACATAATCAGTTCCAGCAACCGCTTTAACAAGTTCACCATTATTACTTTTAATTAAGGCATTATTTTCTATACCCGTTATGGCTAATTTTTCAAATTTACTAGCTATTCCTGTTAAAATATTAATTGTATCTGCTACTGGATAACCAAACTCATTAGCGGTATTTCCTCTTGTGCTAAATGAAGTTGGAGCAATTAATTTATGTCCAGAAAGAGGATAAAGCGGGTCTAATATTACTAAATTACCTATAGGAATATCAGCAGTATTAACATAATCCTCACCTGAAATAGCCTTAGATAATGTACCTTTCCCATTATTTACAGTATTTTTAAGCAAACCAGTTTCTAATGCTCCAAGAGACTGCGCCTTTGTAAATGTATATGTCGTTCCAAGTCCATATAACGTTTTTAACGCCTCTGGAATAAGAGCCATTTTAGGATTTTCCCATTCAAAATCCACAACAGAGCTTCCCACAATAAAATTGGCATTATCAAACCGCTTCATTATTTGTGCTGCTCTTACCTGTGTCATTGCTAAAGATGAAGAGATATCAGTTCCTATTGGATTTCCGAATGTATCATATTTAGTTGCATAAATTTGAGGTAAGAATGGACCAGACATTACCCAGTCAAAAGCAGATAAATAGTCAAACGTAGGGTTTGGGATTCTAAAATCACCTATAATTGGACTTATAGGGTTTGGAAATACTGCCTCAGCTAAAGGCGGTAAATTAATAACTCCAATATGTAATTGTGGGCTAACTTCATTATAATAATCACCTATCCATATTCGGTTATGGTCTAGTTTTTTTAATTCTTCAAAATTCCCTATTTTTCTTTTTAAATCTATTATATCTTGGCGTACGTCAATTAGAATTGGAGAAGCAAAAGATCGTCCCTCTTTATCTCCAAGTAGTATATAATTTCTATCTATTGGTAATTTGCCAGTAACAGGGGATATAAAATTATATAAACGATCGTACTTCATGCTGTTAAATGTGTTAATATGCTTGAGATTTTATCACTTTCATTCGCATAGTGAGTATCTATCAAATTAGCGAGTGTACTAAACCAAGCAGGCGTGCTATTATCAAGCTCATTAGGGAAATCTTGAGGAAATCTTGGTTGAAACTTATAGTAATAGACATCTCTGTTAAGTCTATTACTTAAATAATCCAGATAATACCTGCTCCATTCTTCTGATCCAGTCATAGCAACATTCATGATACCAAACAATCTAACTACTGCATGATCTAATCCTGTTTCTGATCCGCTGCCGTCAAAACTCATATTGCCTATTCCAGTACCAACATCAACTATTACAATACGGGTAGCATGAGGTTTTACTGTTAAACCAACATTAATTGCAGCTAATATCGCATCGTTAGCATATACTCCGCCATCGCTATAAAAATGTCCGTTGAAATTATGAGCAGGAAGATAAACAGGTGCAGCACTTGAAGCTCTACAAACATTAACTATAGTTTCGTTTCTACCGATAAAATATGCTGGGTCATTGAAATTGGAAAAAACAACATATCTTTTCATATCCTCTTCAAAGGAAGGAATAACAACAGGAATCTTTAAGTTTGCAAGCGTATTGCTGCCGAAATTATCTACAAGAACTTGTTGTAATATATTACTACCATAATTTGAATCTTCATAAGCCGATTTATAAAATGGATCATCAGTAGCAATCATACCTAATTTCTGTATTACATTAGGTCTATTTGAATCCTCACTTGCGTTATGACTACCAGAAGCTACATCTGCCGCTGTCCTGATAGTAAATATACGTTTTGCATAATTTGTAAAAAATCCTTCCATTTGATCAGGAGTTTTCTCAAAAGAATAACCGCAAGTAAGAATTGCCCCAATACTTGTTCCGCACATAACATCCACATATTTCCAGAAATCAGCTTGCGATACTCCCCATTGATGCAGGAATTTCTGCATAAAACGATTAGAACCATAACCTTTAGCTCCACCACCAGGGAAAGAAAATATTCTAAGTGTATTTGTATCCATAAATCTCTCATTACAAAGGTGTTTCTTTCAATATATTGTAATTTACTTCACAATCAAAAGTTTGTGTAGAAGTATCAGAAAAACATATTAACTTATCACTAATGTCAGGGTTTGTTTGATAATATAACTTAAGACCATTAAGATTTAATATCTGAAGTAAATCAACAGTCTGATAGCCTTTTACTTCCAAATATTTTGTATAATTCATCGTTATATTTGATGAAGATATTCTTATCTTTTGTAAATTTATCCGAATAGAATCTGCTTTAAGATTGAAAACAATGATATTTTCTATAACAACAATATGTGGTATAGTATTTAATCCTGTTTCAACAAGAATAGTAGGAGTTTTACTTAATCCTGCAAATGGATTACTTTTTTCATCAATAAATACTCCCATACATTATATTTCCTCTCCTGGAATAAAAGGACGTGAATGAGAAAGAGGTAAAGGATCTTTTTTTATTAAAGGTGGTCTTCCCTGATCATTCGGTATATCAAGATATTCTTTAGCTACCATTAATCCTGTCCAAACTTTTTTATTCCCTTTCCATTCATATTGTTTATATACTTTATCAACCATTTTACCACTACGATCGCATAAATAACGTCTTTCATCTAACATCGTATTTACTCAAGTCATATGAAACTGTTATATCAACATGTTCAACATCCATAGCAATTGCCTCACTAAGATCCTGATCATACTGTATTTTAAAATTATCTGACATCTCCGGTTTATATTTAACCGCTAATCTCCAGGCAAGTCCACTAACTAATGCTGGATACATTTTAGCTGGAACAGATGGAGTATTGAAGAATTTACCTGCATCATACATTGTTCTAATAAAAGAATATCTTAAAACCTGAAATTCCTTTGCTGGACTAGGATATAAAAATAGTTTAGGCTCCATTTTCTTATCAAAAAAATAACAAGTAGGACGTGAAATTAAATTCTTATTACTAAAGGATTCATATGTATCCTCACTAACAGAAGTTATTTCAGTATCAATAACGTTATTACAAAAATATATTTCTTCTAAATCAAGTGTATATCCACCAGTTTCCCTTATTCTATATGCTCTGGCGTTAATGGGAGTTATAATATCAAACCATGCAACTACATTAGCTTGATAATTATAGATGGTAGGAAAAGTAAAAACATTAAACCAAGTAGCAGTATCCTGCGATGCTTCTAGAACTAAACTATACGGACGATTAGAAAAATAACTCTGTATACCAATAAAATTAAGCCTAACACTTTTACCTACACCATAATCATAAGAAATATTACCATTTTGAACGTTTTGTGTACATCTTGTACCTATATCACCATCAAAAGCTAAAGCAGCATTACCT